CAGATTCCTCAAATGGGTGCAGTCGTATGCTGACTATAAAGGATACAACATCACCAAAGGTCGAAATCACAACGGCAGATACTTCATTCTCGATTCGGGAACTCCCAAACCGACTCCAGAATCTGATGATATTTGGGATGAACTTAACGAAAAAGCGAAGCAATGACCAGACAACACCGACAACTACTCAAAGACCTCCAACTCAAGTACAAAATGGAAAAGTATCCAACCATCCCACCGCACCTGATTGCCCTGGACCAATGGAATGACAACGGAGCCAATGCACTGACCAAATCAATCATCGCATTCCTTCAGTTCAGCGGATGCCAAGCCGAGCGAATCAATACGATGGGAGTCTATCGCAAAAAATACCGCACAGATGGAGTAGCCATCGGTGGTCAGTGGACCAAGGGCACCGGCACACCAGGCTCGGCAGATATCTCGGCAACGATCAAGGGGAGGTCTGTCAAGATAGAGGTCAAGTATGGAAAAGATAGGCAGTCACAAGCTCAGAAAGCATACCAGAAAGCCATCGAAGAAGCTGGTGGTGTGTATGTTATTGCAAAAGATTTTGAAGGATTCTTGAATTTTTATGAGCAGTTTTGCGAATCAATCAAATAAAAGCGTATATTTACGAATCAAAACAACAATTTATGACTACAAAAAAAGCAGAGCCAATGAACATTTGGCAAAAATTGCACGCTGCCAAGCAGCAGATTGGAAAGGTTGCTAAGAATGCAACGAATCCTCATTTCAAAAAGAGCTACGCTGACATCAATGCGCTGCTCACAACGGTGGAGCCTATCCTCCACGAGCATGGACTGCTACTCTTGCAGCCAGTGGTTGGCAATGATGTGGTGACTCGTATCATCGACATCGACTCTGGTGAAATCATCGAGTCATTCATGAGCCTTCCAGTCATCACAGACCCCCAAAAGGTGCTCGCTGCCGTCACTTACTTCCGTAGAGGTACATTGCAGTCACTTCTCTCACTTCAAGCTGTGGATGATGATGGAAACACAGCAGCTCAAGGTGCAGCATCCAAGCCAACAATCGATGACAACCGCTTCAAGAAAGCACTCGAATCAATCGAAGCTGGCAAGTACACAGCACAACAGTTGTCTGCCAACTACGCACTCACTGAAGCACAACTCAAAATGCTATCACTATGAAATGGCATCCATCGCAAATCGGTAAGCTGATGACCAATGGCAGAGCCAAGGACAGCATGGGAGAAACAGCCAAGAGCTACATCAAGGAATGTGCGAAGCAAGACTTCTATAACTACACCACAGAACTCAACAACAAATACATCTGGAAGGGTAGAGAGCAAGAGCTGGAGTCAATCAACCTCATCAACTCGGTGAGGTTCACTGACTATATCAAGAATGAAGTGACCATCGAGAATGACTATCTCATAGGCACCGCTGATATCATCATCGAACAGCGAGTCATTGACGTCAAGACATCGTGGTCACTGGACACTTTCCCGGCACTGATTGAGGATGCAGTCAATCCACTCTATGAATGGCAGCTGCGTGCTTACATGATGTTGTATAACAAGCCATGTGCCGAGCTCATATACTGCATGGTCACCACCTGGGATGAATTCCTCAACGAATACGAGAATCTCCAGCTGCACAGAGTGGACCACATCAATCCTGAGAAGCGAATCACAGCTCTCTGGTACGATAGAGATGAAGACATCGAGGCAAAGATGGTTGCTCGACTTAAAGAAGCATCCGATCTATATCATGAATATTACGAACAATTAAATAACAAGTAAAATGGAAGAACTAAAAGCAAAAGGCACCATTCACCACCTTGGTGAAGCCAGACAAGTGAGTGAGAAGATGAACATCAGAGAGTTCGTGCTCAGCATCGGTGACAAGTATCCGCAGTTGGTACAATTTCAAGCAGTGAATGAGCGAGTGAAGTTCCTGGATGGAGCCAAAGTCGGTCAAGAATGTGAGGTCAAGTTCGACCTTCGAGGTCGTGAGTACAATGGCAAGTTTTATGTCAGCCTCAATGCTTGGGATATCCGCATTGCAACAGCAGCAGCACCATCAAAACCAATCACAGATGAAATCGATGACGATTTACCTTTCTGATGGCGAGAATATTCGGGACTTCATCCACAAAGAGTTGAGGTCCCGACTCTCAAGCCGATACAAGATGACTCACTTGGCTGAGGATATGAATCTCAACTACTACACTGTCAACCGATTCATGAGAGGCAATGGGGTGGGTGATGAGTTCTATATTCAAGCCTTCAACTTTCTGATGAAATGAAGTACTTCATCGCATACATAGGCACCAGGAATGACAACCTCGACAACTTGGTTGCAAGGGTGCACGATTTATTCAACATGATGCCAGGTGTCAACACTTGCATCGTGCTCACCATCTCTGATGAGGTACACATCTCTGAAGTGACTCCTGAGGAATTCTACGAACAATGGTCAAGCCTTAACTGATGGAACAGCAAATACAAGACCCAATCGTGCTCAAGGTGCTGGCGAAGTATTATGAGCGCAGCCAGCTCGGCATCGAGAAATATGGGCGCACTTTAGATCGTGATGACTTAAGTCTCACCGATTGGCTAAATCATCTCCAGGAGGAGCTGATGGATGCCACGCTCTACATTGAGAAGCTGAAGGCAGATTTGAAGCAAGCGCAAAAGGCAGCTTTAATTGAGTTAAGCAATATGGACAAGGATAAGGGGTAAAAATTGCCACATATCTTAAAACGAAATGTAAACAACAAGAACAATGAAAGCAACGCTACACTTTGACCACGATGAGAGGGACGAGCTACAAGACGCGATAAATGCGTGGAAATGGAAGCAAATTTGTCACGTACTTGACCAAGAAATGCGCTCGGTAATCAAGCACGGATACTGGCACAATCGAGAGGCTACCGATGTAGAGATGCAAGTCACAGAATACTGGAGGGCAAAGCTCCGTGAATTAATAAACGAAGACAATCTAAACTTATGAGACCAGACCAAGAATACCTCGCAGCACTCACCACGATGATACTCGTGACGGCAGTGGCTATCATATTGATTTTTAAACTTATCTTTGAGCTATGGAACTGATACTCTCATATCTGGCACTCGGGTGGCTGATTGCCAACTTCGAACCGCTGCACTGGGTCATCGACCTACTATTCATCAAGGTGATTCCAAGCACAAAGCTCGGTGATTACATTCATGCTGGCTTTGGTTGCTGGAAGTGCACGTCATTTTGGACTGCTTTGGCACTTTCTGGCAATATATATACGGCAGCAATCACAGCGATGGGCGCCTACATCATCAGCGAATGGATAGAGAGCAAATAGAATACATCACAGCAGTCAAGGCAATGCCTGAACAAGAGCGATACAGCAAGAGAACGCTGAACGTTCTCAAGCGCATCAAGGTCGCAGAGACCGGAATGCCTGACCGTGAATGCTTCTGCTCTCAGCTGAGGCGCAAAATATGGTACAAGGAATTCATAAACTGGTATGAAGGCAACTCTTGACCGATACATATCGTCTCACTACGAGGAGCTGCACAGATACACCAGGTATTTCTGCTCCAAGTACAATCCACATCTCACAATCGATACGGTCATATCCAACGCATATCTGCACTGCATCGAAATTAATGACAATACAGAGGATGTCGGCAAGGTCAAGAGCTATATCCTCAACTCAATCAAGCGTCAAGTCATCTGGAAGAACGTCGACAGCTATAAGCACGAGAAAATCTTCGCCAATGAGATGGCTGTCCCAGACCGATACGATGATGGGGAGGACCTCAGCTACAAAATCGCAATCGAACAGCAATACCAGGGATGGAAGTCATCAGTGGACATCTACCGAGATGGGCTAACAGACAACGTCAAGATTGCAGTGGCTAAGGCATATTTTGACAAAGGGCTCACAACAGCACGATCAATGGCTGAGTACTTCAACATCCCAGTGACATCAGCTCACTACCTAATCGCAGACATAAAAAATACACTAAAAACCATACACCATGAAAATAAAAGATGAATACAAGGGACAGACTATTGTCAAGAATACCACTCTCGGAAACATGAGGCTCGTTGTTGACAATATAGATGTCAGCAGATACCGTCACTATGTGTCCATAGGATTCGGCTATTTGTTCGAAGAGGAGAACGTCAGCACAACTGCGCCAGAACAGTGCATTCGCTATGAAGGCATCGAAGCAGATGAGCAGATGGAAGCTCCAGCAGTAACACCAAAACCAAAACGTAAGAGAGCAAATGTCAAACCTAAGTAAATACATGGAAGCCTTCGCAGAGAAGACCTACTCCGACTATCCCGACTCGGTGCGCAACAACGCACGCAGAGGCATCGAACTCAACAAAGAGCTCGGTAACAAGTGCGCCACACAAGTCGGCAAGGTCAGAGGACAACAGCTCGCAAATCAAGAGCCCATTTCAGTGGACACGATCAAAAGGATGTACTCATACCTATCCAGGGCAGAGCCTACATTCGAGGATTCAGCACCTGAGGACTGCGGATACGTTTCATTCCTTCTGTGGGGTGGAAAAACTGGTAAGGATTGGGCAGAAAGTAAACTTAAAGGATTAGGATTGATATGAAAACTGGAAGACCACGCAACTTCGAAGAGCCAGAAGACCTATATCAGCTATTTGTTGAGTACAAAAAGCACGTTAAACAGAATCCACGCTATTCCTATGCCCTTTCAAATAAGACAGGGAAGGCTGAACCGATTCCACTTGAGGTACCGCTCACAATGAGTGGCTTCAGAGTATTCTGTCATGATAAGGGACTTGTGGTGAATGATTACTTCGCCAATACGGATGGGAGATATTCAACGTTTACTACAATCTGTACGCATATAAGCGATGAAATCAGAGACGACCAAATCAAGGGCGGCATGGTTGGGCAGTTCAATGCATCCATCACTCAGCGTTTGAATGGTCTCACTGAAAAGACTGACATCACTTCTGGAGGGCAAAGCATCTCCGAGGTGAAGGTGAACATAATTAGACCGACAGAGTAATATATTTAGTATATTTGCTGTCAGCTGTCATAGGAGAGAATACTGTCCTATGGCTACCGCATTGAATA